TGATCCTACAGTAACCTTTTACGAAATGGGAGTCTAAGATGAAAGTCATCTTCAATAGCCTGTTAGCAGGTTGGTTCATTGTGCGTGGTAGCCATCAAACGCCCATCTCGGGTCGCTTTGACAGCAAAGAGGCCGCTTTGGCACACCTTCGTAAACGCAATCCTTTACACACTGGAGTCTAATATGCCTAATTGGTGCAACAACTATCTTGAACTAGAACACGAAGACCCTGCTATGATTGAGCGGGCCAAGAATGCCTTTGCAGAGGGTAAGCTCTTAGAAGAGTTCGTGCCCGTGCCGGAGAGCCTGCATATTGTAGCAGGCTCTGTAGGTGACCCAGATGAGCAGAAGAAGTTGGAAGAACAACAACAAGCCAACCTTACTGCCCATGGCTACCGTGACTGGTATAACTTTTGTATCAACGAGTGGGGCACCAAGTGGGATGTGGGTGGCGAAGGTGATCAAGCAAACACCGATGGCCCTAATGCTATCCGAATGAACTTTGATAGTGCTTGGGCACCACCCATAGCCGCAATGGAGAAGTTCCAGGACTTGGGCTTCAAAGTCAAGTTGGTCTATTGGGAGTCGGGCATGTGCTTCTGCGGTCTCTATGATGAGAATGGCGATGACTACTTTGACTACACTGATATGTCAGCGGACGAAGTAGAAGCCAACATCAACCCAGAGATCGACGAGTGCATGTGCATCGTAGAGAACCTGCGTGAATGGGAAGAAGACAACCGTGAAGAAGAGGACGAAACTCCACATGAGTTTGGCACACCGGGTTCATTCACTGTTGAAGAAGGCCTAAAGAAAGAGGAGGACAAGTAATGGACTTTTGGACATGGCTTGAATCCTGCCCCGTGAAGTATGAAGTTGACGATCTTCAAGGGTTTGACGGCGTCAGCGTAGCATTTTATCCACCAAAAGAAGAGGAGGCTGAAGATGAGTGATGTTATGACGTGGACCGTACTGTCGATGGCCAAGCTGGTCAAGCCCGTGGCTCTGCCTAGCAAGGTTAGTGCTACTATGTCGGGAGGCAAAGTAGTCAAGACCTAGTCTGTTGTTTTCATACAACAGAGGGATAACCCGCCGGTTGTGCGGGTTTCCCATTTGTGCTATAATACACACATAGACAACAAAAGGAACTCATGTACGCAATCGTTAACACTACAACCAAAGCTATTACATTTTATAACAGTTTTAATGCCGCTTCGGAAGCAAGTCGCGTTTACAATGTGCTTCCGGGTCATAACGTATACGTTATTAACTTTGCCGTACCGGAAATCGAACAGCTATAATAACACTACAGCAAGCAGGGTCTCTGCTTGCCCAAAATGCACTTGTGTGCTATAATACATTTTTAAAGGAAACACATGTTAGAGATTACAAAATTTGACGGCGGCTTTAGTGCCCAAAACAACGACGTTCGTAATTGCGAGGCTATTGTATTTGCAGAAAGTGTACGCACCGGCAAAACAATGTTACAAGTGTTGCACTACGTACTAGAAGAAGACGACAGCGATACTAATTTGCTTTGCGCTTGCGAGACTCTACAAGAAGAGATTGCTAATACGTACAAAAATAAATTTATTGCGGAGTACTTAGACGAGCAACTGTACGCAGTGCAAAACGCATAACCCTACAGCGCACAGGGTTATTGGTTGACACTGTGCGCTTATTGCGTTATAATACACACATAGCAACAAAGGAAACAAATGAAAAACACAATTAAACGCATTAACAAAGCATTCGCCTCTATATACAACATGGGAGACACGGGGCTGGACTATATGGACAAGCATAGTGCATTAGATGTGGCTTTAATGCAACACTTTTACGACGAGACACTTGACACCCTTAGCAAAGCACAATTAAAACAGCTAGCGGAGCAACTAGAGACAGTTGTAAGCGATGCGGAATTTGACTTAGAGACAATTTGAAGTTATAATAAACACTTAAACAAACAACGCAATAGGAGCGAAAACTATGCAAGCAACTACATTTAATGTTAGCGACAAGCTGACACTAGCAAGTACAGACACAGACGAAGACAGCGTTAGTACAACATACGACTGCAACGTAGAAGTGCAACTAGCAGGCGACAGCATATGGGACTGCGAGCTAGAGGCAGTTACAGTTAAGAGCATACACATACACGAGACATTTTACGAGGACGGCGACAGTAGCATACATATTGCAGTTTGCTATGACGTAGACGGTGTAAGCGGAGAGGAAGTAGAGGGAAGCTGGCGTATATACACAGACAACGGCTTTAGCGATGCGATTAGTACATTGCTAGGGACGGCTGTGGACTTTACGGAGCAGGGAATGCAAGACGACGGCTACGCGAGCATGGAGTAAACTATGTTAACAAACAAAGAAAAGATTGAACGTTTGGAAATGGCTATTGCTTTGCTACAGGACGCTGATGCAGGAGTGCAGGCAGCACTAGGTGATACAGCCGAGTGCTACGACCTGCATTGCGGCTTTGAAAGTTTAATAGACGACATACGCGATGCAATAGACACAAAGGAGACAACATGATTACCCCAGACACGCTCAAAGAGCTTATTTCCTATCATGCCCCTACGCTGACCAAGTTGGCTAGGGAAAGCGGCTACAAGGGCCCTGCGTTTAGCTCGTGTAAGTTCCTGGGCATTACAAACGGGGGACAGTTCTGCTACATGGCAGTCTTCTTAGTAGAGGGCGGCACAGACAGCACCAAGTTGTTCTTAACCCACACAGGCGGTAGGGTTAACGTAGACTACCACTTGACAGAAGTGTTCTAAGACGTTATAATACATATATCGCAACAAGGAGCACACTATGTCAGCAGTCAACATCGGCGGTATTACTAAAGTTTACTCGGGCAAGGCAGGCACCTGTATGTGCGGCTGTGCCGGCAAGTACAGTTACACGGCTCACGGCGCTGTCAACGACAATCCGGGCTACGATGTAAGCGAAAGTATTAACGAGAGATCTGTTAAGATCATCGCAGGCAAAGTGTTGCGTAATAGCAACACAGACCTCAAAGATCCAGGCTACGCAGTACTTGAGCAAAATGGTCGGGTATTGGTTGTGTTTTTCAAAGACTGATGTTATAATACATATATCGCAACAAGGAGCAGACAATGAAAGTTAAAGATCTCATCGAGCAGTTAGGCTTCCAGGACCCAGAAGCTGAAGTTCACTTTAGCTACAACTATGGCGATCACTGGCGCTCGCAGGTAGCCCCAAAGGTCAGTCAAGTGTTTGAGGGTGTTGTAGAGTTTAGCGAGTACCACCGCATGGACAAGCTCGTAGACGAAGAAGACACTTACGACGAAGATACTGGCGACTACAAAGCAGACGTTCGCCGTGTTGTTGTTATTGACTAAAGGAGAAAACTATGTACGCAATGGTAGAAGGTCAGCAAATCAAAGTCGGCGACTATGTCTGCTTCAAGTCAGACGTAGAGCAATGTGGCAAGGTCGTGGCAATCAAGAAGAGCTACATGGGCACGGCACTCACGCTGGAGAATGAGAACGGCTTCCACGGGGGCTACATTGGCGGGCAGACCCGCACAGTTGAAGAGGCTAGCGACTGCTGGGTTGAATGACCCTACGGTTGACAGGGTTTCCAAAAGACGCTATAATTAAGACTTACACACACTGGAGCACACAAAATGGGTACACGAAGCACTATCGCACTAGAGTTCGCAGACGGTACAGTTGAGCAGGTATACTGCCACTGGGACGGTTACTTGAGCAACAACGGCCGTATCCTGCAGGAGCACTACTCCGATCCGTTTAAACTGCGCGACCTTATTGACTTGGGAGACATCAGCTCACTCAAGCCTACAGTTGGTACCAAGCACGCCTTTAGCCAGTTTGAAGTGCCAATGGACGGCGAAGCCTACGACAAACTCTACGGCGACATGACTACCTTTTACGGACGCGATCGCGGCGAAAAGGGTGTAGCGTCTAAGCAGTTCAAGTCCTACGCAGACTACGTGGCCAATCACCAGTATGAGGAATACGAGTACATCCTTCGCAACGTCGACGGCAATGCTGTTTGGTTCGTAGCAGATCACAGCGATCGCTATGTGCCGTTGGCGGAAGCCTTTGAAGCAGAGAAAGAGGCAGCGTGACAGGGTTCAACAGTAAACGGGCTATGGCCCGTGATAAACTCAAGGAGCAGAGTATGAAGAAGGTTTTGGTTAGGACATTGCTGACACAAGAACTCGAAGTGCCAGAGGATTGGGAGCGTGAGGATGTATATGAGTTCCTAGCAGAGCATCAGTCATTCAACGATGCGTTCCAGGGTGTGAGCAACGAAGATCAAACAGCCAGGATTGTTGATGTGATGGTGCTGGAAGAAGTAGTTGAACAAATGGGTGAGGAGACCTACGATGAGTAAAATGAGTGATTTGGCGTACGATATCGAGCAACTCTACATTGACGGCATGGGTGCCAAGCGCATCGCCCAAATGTTGGATTGTCCAATCGAGATCGTGCTTGGACAACTAGCTGAAATGGGTGTGGCAGATGCGCCACAAGAGGAGGAATATAGTCCATACAATGGTGCTTGATTTCGGTTGACAACCAACCCAAATGGTTGTATAATAGAGTTATGGTTAGGGCAGTTCTTAACCATTTAGTTAACAGACATTCACACACACAAGGAGTTTTATATGTCTTCATTTTCACATGCTGGTGTTTCTAAACTGGACGGCGAATTCAAAGTTCGCTTCTGTAACGATGCTCTGCGTCAGAAGGTGCTGATCAAGAACGGTCACACTGATATTGATATCATCGAGCTCAAGCACCCTATGACCAAGGTCGAGGCTGTTGAGTTCCTGTTGTCAATTGACTTTGACAATGGCAATAAGGCTGTTCGTGCCGCTCTTGAGCAGGCTCTGGACAAGCGTTCTGCTCCTGAGGCTGCTAACAAGAGCCCTGCCAAGAAGGAAGCTAAGAAGCCTAAGAAGGCTCCTGCTAAGAAGGCAACTCCTTCTATGGATGCTATCAAGGCCAAGGTTGCGGCTAAGACTGCTGTTACCAACGCTGACGTTACAGCACAGCTGGAAGACGCTCCGTTCTAACCCAAAGAGGCCCGAGTGCCTCTTTGTAGAGCTCATTAAATAACGTGAGCTCTACAAAGAGCTTTTAACCAAGGAGTGAATATGAAAGAACTATTAGTCATTGCCGCTGTGATCCTAGTGATCATCTTCGGACCCTTTGCTTCCATTTGGGCGCTGAATGTATTTGGTGACACCTTGTGGCCGGGCAAGCAGATCCCCTACACACTCGAAACTTGGGCGGCCGCTATCATCATGGCAGGCGTCTTCAAGTCCACTATCACTAAGAAGGATTGATCCATGAGCCGATTACAACTTCACGGGCGTCCGTGGGTAGTATTTGACGCAAAGAACAAGGATCACCGTAAATGGTTTGCGGATTTCAACCAAACGTCCATGTGGGGTCATTGCCCTGTTCGATTTGTAGTCAACGAGGATCACGGTGACTTGATCACCCAAATCCAACGTGAATTGATTGCCTATTACGTGAATCGAGAGTTTGGACAAAAAAGTTCTTGACGAGACTGTAATAAGGCTGTAACATAGTATTAACTGTTTAATTACAGTCTTATATAGGAAACTAAAAAATGTTAAACAAAATCAATTCAGGAACTAAGACACACAAGTTGTTCACAGCCCTACAGTCAGGCGAGCGTTTGACTGCTAGCCAAGCAGAAAAGCGTTTCGGTGTTAAGAACATCAGCGCCGAAGTAAGCCGCATCCGCCAAGCAGGCTATGCCGTTTACGCCAACAAGCGTACAGCTGGCAACAACGTTGAAGTCACTGAGTATCAGATTGGTACACCAAGCCGCACACTCGTTGCCGCTGGTTACAAGGCTATGGCACTTGGCCTAGTCTAAGAGTTCGCTCCGAAAGTCCTAGGATTCGCTCCCCTAGGCACCTTTGGCCCCTGCCTACTGTGAAGTACGCGGGGGCTTTCTTTTGTTGTTTTATCGCCACACCTCCGGCACTCCAGGGGTTGACAGATTGGTAAAACCTTGTTATAATACATACATGACAAAACGATACATCTACCTAGAGACTACAGAGTGGCCCGAGGGCACCGCAACCAACAACGTCTATGTCTTCGATAAGAAGCCCGAAGGACGGACTGCGACCTGTGTGGCGTATGTGCCACAAGGGCACACTAAGGTACAGATCCTACGCACACCGTTGAAACTCGACCTGCGTGGAAGGACATTCAAGGAACTTGGTTGACACTTTGGTAAAACCTCGTTATAATAGACACATGAAACAAACAAAGAAGGAGCGAGATATGACAGCGATTACAGTTAAAGAGATGATAGAGGCACTGAGCAAGTTGCCTCCAGGCGCCAAGTTGGTAGTGACTGAAACAGGTTACTACAGCTATCAAGAGTTCGCAGAGTGTATGCTCCCAGAACTCTACACAGCAGAGTCCAAGGACGAAGTCTTGGGCATCGAAGAAGGCGGTGTGGTATACCGCATCGGTCACTCACATCAGTCTTATTAAGGAGCAAAGCATGCAATTGAAAATCCGCAAAACCGTTGAGGTAACCCCTTGTACCTACAAAGAGATGTGCCGGGCTATCAGCCACGGCAGTTGGGATCCAGGTTGGGATCCTGTTGTGATGCGTCGAATGAAGATGAGCAAGGCTCGCCTCTATGCCCAGCTGTTAGCTGATGAAGTAGGTGCCGCCCACTTCGACAAGATGATGAAGAAGACCTTGAAGAGTGCCGAGAACACCTACTCCGTAGAGAATCCTGAGTACTTCCGCTATACTTGGATGTGGGCCTTGCCCAAGAAGCATTGGTTCGCCCTGTGGGCAGATGCCTACGCAGAAGCCGAAGAGAACTACTGGGAAGAGTCCGATCGCAAGAACTTCCCAGAGGACTTTGCTGAGGAATAACCCTTTGGTTGACAAGGGTATCCAAATCTGCTATAATACATACACACAGACACATTAGGAGCAAACTATGAAACAGAACGAAATCGTAGACTACAAGGGCATTGGCACCATCCAGATGACTCTTGATGAGGACGGCAAGAAAGTCTACCTCTATACTCACAATTTCTTCAAGAGGACCAATGATGAAGACACCATCAAGGGTGCCAAAGAGATGCTGGATTGGGAAGATGGCCAAGCCCGTGAGGTCCGTAATGCTATTAGCATCCTTAGTTCTAGAGGCTACAAAATCTACAGAGAAATCGCTTGACAATCTGGTAAAAAGGCCGTATAATACACACATACACTAGATAGGAGCGAACAATGGAAGACTTCAAAAGCTGGGAAGAGATGTCCGTAGTAGAGCAGTATGCCTGCCAGTACTGGGATATGTACAAGGATGCCTACGGCGTTCGCCCACGCGGTATTGATACATCTGCTTGGACCGAAGCTGACTTCGAAGCCGAGTTCGTTAGCCTAAGCAAGGTCATTGAGCAGGAAGAGATTGCTCGTAAGGCCTCCGAAGAAAAGGCTGAACACGACTTCGAAATGCGTGTCCTGGGCCTACTACAAACAGGTGCCAAGGATCGTGCTATGGCGCTCCGTTGGATCCACGAGGCAGAAGGTTCTAACGGTGATGACGAGTTCCTCTGTTACCTAGTGGGCTTGCCCTACGGTTATTTTAGAAAGGTTGCCTGATGAATACCAAACACGGAAGTCCATATGATCGCGGCGCAGCCGACAGTTGGTACCGTCGTCCTAAACATCCGCACAAGGGTGGCGTGGGTGGCGACAGTGGGCCCCGCATCGAAGACCTAACAGCAGAGGAGATAGCTCTGTACAACGAAGGCTATGACTGGAACGAACAGTTCGGCGACAAGAAGAACTGGGATTAACCCGCCGGTTGACAAGGTTACCAAATCCTGTTATAATACACACATAGACACTAAGGAGCAGAGATGAAAGATTCAGTGGCAATGGCAATGTTCGTGGGAGGTTTGATCCTAACCATGGCAGGTGCTGGCGGTGTTGAAGCCAGCATGGACAATGTGGGATTGGCGCAGGCCTTGTTGGTCAGCGTCGTGGGATTGATGACCATGGGCGTGGGTGTCCTGGCTATTAATGTCAACAGCAACAGCGACTTCTACCAGTAAGGAGAACAGAAATGGTACAGTTTATCTTTTGGGTTCTGGTCCTGTGGTTCCTTATCCACTACGGCATCCTAAGTGCCTTCTTGTTGTTCTGTTCTAATGTCTTTTTGTTCCTAGCAGGAGTTGTAGCATGATTGAATTTACCCTAGAAGGTCTTACCCAGCGTCAGCAGGTCCTAGCAGACATCATGTGGTCGTTGGAAGAATACGATCAAGTCGAACGATTTATTGCTACCTTGCCCGATCGCGAAGCCTGTGAGTGCCAGACGATCATTGAGATGATGAAGATGGCCGTTGTTGAACAATGCTATGACGGTGTCCAGAAGCTGGATGAAGCCCAAAAAGTGTTGCGAAAATACAACACCAAAAGAGGTTGACAGTCTGGTAAAACCACGCTATAATACATACTTAAACAACACACAGGAGCGAACCTATGCAAGTTACTACACAAGAGCAAGTCAACGCAATCGTTAAAGAAGCACAAGCCGCCGCATACAAGGCCGCAATGGAGTTCTTCTATGACAAGCTGAACGGGCGCGATCAGTTCGCATGTGGCTTTGCCTGGACCAACATCTACAAGGTCAAAGGCAACACCAAGCTGGGCAAGATGCTCAAAGCGGCAGGTGTCAAGCAGGACTACACCAAAGCGTTCAGCATCTGGAACCCATCGGGCATGCCAGTTCAGAACGTAGACACACTGGAGGCAGGTGCCCAAGCGGCCGCTGAAGTGTTTCGCAAGCATGGCTTCGAAGCCTACGCAGGCTCACGTTTAGATTGACACCAGCGCCGCAAGGCGCTATAATTACACACTTCAACAACGTTTTATTAAGGACTAAAAATGGCTACAGCAAAGAGCAAGACAGCATCCAAGGGCACAACCGTTCTGGAATTTGATACCGATAAGATCAAGGCACGTGAAGCAGAGGTTGCTCGCGAGTCTGACGAGCAGATCTATGAGCGTTTGGCTGAACGCTTTGATATCCTCCATGAGATGACCATTGCGGTTAAGAAGGGCGATGTACGTGCTATGATCGTATCGGGCCCTCCAGGTGTGGGCAAGAGCTTTGGTGTTGAGCAGGTACTGAGCAAGGACGATCTGTTTGATACTCTGGGCAACCGTAAGCCACGCTATGAGATCGTCAAGGGTGCCATGAGCTCCATTGGACTCTACGCCAAGTTGTACGAATACTCCGACGCTAAGAACGTTATCGTGTTCGATGACTGCGACAGTATCCTTATGGAAGACTTATCCCTGAACATTCTCAAGGGTGCGCTTGACTCTAGCCCAAAGCGAGTTATCCAGTGGAACACGGACTCACGCTTGCTACGCTCAGAAGGCATTCCAGACAAGTTTGAGTTCAAAGGTGCCGCGATCTTTATTACCAACATCAAGTTTGAACACGTTAAGAGCAAGCGCCTCCGTGATCACTTGGATGCCTTAGAGTCACGTTGCCACTACATTGATCTGCAAATGGACACAGAGCGCGAGAAGATCCTTCGCATCAAGCAGGTAGTTAAGGAAGCAGACATGCTGGCCCGCTATGAGTTTCCAGACGCAGTCAAGGATGAGCTGGTGGCATTCATTGACACTAACAAGGGCAAGCTTCGTGAGCTGAGCCTGCGTATGGTGCTGAAGATTGCGGACTTGCGTAAGAGCTTTCCTAACTCTTGGGTGGCTATGGCCAAGACTACCTGTATGAAGCGAGTATGATCACCAAGGTAGCACTCCTAACAGCACTGGGCCTTGTGCTCAGTGCACTGGACATAGAAGCCTGGGCCAGCTGGAGCATCTGCGGATGCTTCCTGGCTTGGGGCTGGCACATGCGAGCAGAGGGCTATGAGGATGCTACCGACACAGCACAGGCAGTATGGCAAGCCGCACAGCGAGCATTAGAAGAAGTAAGAGCACACAAACAACAGCAGGACACAGGCAATGACTAAGCACATCAACAGCACATGTACATACATTGGGCACACAGGTACACAGGCTACATGCTGTGAGCGTACTGTGCTAGGCTCTAGCTACTGTGCCACACACTACCCTATGATCTACGCTAGCGGCACAAAGCTAGGGCGCAGGCTTAAGGATGCCGCTCGGGCAGAAGCTATCCGTCAGCTGGTGTCAGACTTCAACGATGCGGTTGCTCAGTTAGAAGCAGAAGGCTACGATGTCTACGGTGACTCTGAGCGGGTAGATGGTGAGATGGACTTTACCTGACCCGGTGGTGGGAGGCATGGTGGGGTGGCCAGGTGTCTTCTACAAGTGCTGTTGCTTTTACGCAACAGCGCATGCCAAAAGTTTTCCAAAACCACCCCCTGTTAGAGTGAAAACCGGTAGATCTAGATCTCGAACCTCTACTTATTTTGCGCGGCAGATTTGCACTGCATGCAAGTCGGTCTGGACTAAATCCGGATCTAAAAAATTTTTACGCAGTAAAAATTAGGTCTAGCCATAGACCTCGGGCTGTAGGCACACTATAAATAAACCTACAATGCGCCCCTTACAATACTATGTACTCACGCTGGATCCCAACATGCCCCATGTTATACACTGGATCTATGCTAATAGTATTGAGTTTGAAGCACACTTAAATCGTACTCGTTTTTGGGTACCGCCAGGTACTTCACTTCATACAGAGTTTCTACTACGCTTTGCTCATTGCTGTCCACAAGTTGATCCCACAGTAGATTTAGCAACGGGCTTATAAATACTCTTACTATGATGATCTTCAGACCTCCTAATCCATGCGACCCAGTTCCTGAACGCTGGCAAATTCCCGGGCCACCACAAAAAACGCCCCCAGCTGATCCTGTACCCGATCCTACACCCACTCCACAATAATCTCTAGTTCATCGTGTAAATATGCTTTATGCGAATGCTTTGGGACAAGTATCCTGAAATGCCATATACGGCAGTTGTACGCTGGCCCATGGTTGAGTATCGTGGACAGTGGGATTTCATAGCCAGCGTTGACTGTGTAGAGTCATGGTTAGAGAATCGCATAGGACCACACTGGGTCCGCTGGACTTGGAACATGTGGAGTCTGCATCAAAAAGACCTATGCGGTGTGGGCTTTAAACATGAGCAGGATGTGACATTGTTTCTACTACGCTGGGATCAATAATAATATACGTAGATAATGTGTTTGAAAAATCTCGCGTACCGGTCGCGCTTCGCGCTCTTTCTGGCTCTCTGTTCCGAAGCTCGGGGTCTGGTAAATACTATCACTATGGCAATACCAGTATCAGGACCCTTATCATTTAACACCCTTAATACGGAACTTGGCTTGGCCAGCGGATCTACAATCTCTATCAATGATGTTGGGGTTAGAGACTTAACTGGAAATGCCAGTGGGCAAACTTCATTGAGTGCTGTGTATGGAGTAACTTATCCGCTTGCGTTCTATCCGTCTAGTACAACGTCGATTAATATGGTGGCTCGACGAAACACAGCCAATACCTATACCTATTTAGAACTTCAGCTTAATACCACTGGTACTTTAGGATGGAACGCTTCGTATAGTTCAGGTACTATTTCAATTCCCACTGGATATCATTCACCGTCAGTTGCAGCCGCTATAGAAAGATATCAATATAGATTCTTACAAAATACGTGGACAAATACTGGAGGGATAGGTTCTTGGGTGTTTGGGCAAATTGCGGCGGCTGGGGCACAACTATCAGCATATAGCCCGTCGTCGGGGACTATTGATACAGGGTGGGTGACTCCCGGAGCTGGCGCACTTTATCAAAGATGGAGCTACTGGCAATCTTCAGTTAACGTTGCTCTCGGTGCTGATGCTACTATGGCTGGCACGTTACAAATGAGGCGTATTGGTGCGACTAGTATCACAAGATCGATACCATTTTCTTTTAGGATATATTTCGCAGCATGACATTACCAGTATCAAACAATATTTCATTTAATGCTATCAATCTAGAACTCAACAGAACAGCTACGGCTCAACTGTCAATCAACGACTCAGAGCTTAGAAGTCTATTTGGACAGGCCAACGGCTCAGTTGATCTTAGCTCGGGACTGGGTAAATCTTCCAGGATGACGATCACACCGGACTCCTGGTACTGGTATGGCCAACCCAGTGACAATGACTTCTATCCCTCTTATGGCTATGTTGACCCGCTGGTCAGTGCTCTTCCCTGGTGGCAGTTGCAGACAGGAGGTTACAGTGGACAGACACCAGCTGGTGGCCGCGGCAGTATTACCACACAGTCCATACCCAACACCACATATAAACTACGGGCCATGTGGGACAGGGACACTGGGGGTACGTATGACTATCCTCTATACATAATGGTCAGTGATCTATCAGAGCCCCCGGATGTCTACTGGGTCAATGTCGATACCTACGGGTATCCATACGGGTCCGGGACTGACCTACCGGCCTATGAGCTGGGATCTGGTTATCTGGGCGGTGCTGTGGGCTACTGGAAGGCCTACGGTCTATCATCTCCCAACTATGGTGGCGGTATAGTATTGGGAAATCCAAAGGGTGTGAACTCTATAAACGCTGCCAGCCACAGATTGGTTACTAGTGGGCAGTACGGTGATGCCTGGGGTACATATATCGATGGTCCATCAGGCTTCTGGTTCTACAGCAACGGCACCAGTACCATTGGAAATTGGTCATCGCCTACCACTGCTGGTATAGGATCGCAGTATGAAATCAGTTTTGAGAATAAGGGTCAATGGTCTCTACAGGACAGCAATAATCAGCCACTGGCATTTGCCACATGGTTACCGTTGACTAATGGAGTTCAAATCTACGCTCTATACGGGGGTTGGGGACAAACGGGCGTCTATCAGATACGCAAGGCAGGTGCTAGCTATCCATTTGTAACTGGCGTTATACAACTTGGTGTTTGATTAAACTAGATGTTGTACTAAGACCATACAGCTCAACCAAGCCCACATGGTATTGAATGCTACCAAGGTGGGCAGAAGCTTCTTATTGCTGGCTCTCGGTTCCGAAGCTCTGGGTCTGGTAAATAGTAGACTATGACATTACCAGTATCAACTAATATTTCTTTTAATGCCATCAACGTTGAGTTGGGCAGAAGTGCTACGGCTTCACTCAGTGTCAACGATCTACACGTTAGAACTTTGTTTAACAAAACCAGCGGCTACGTTGATTTAAATTCAGGACTTAACAAGTCAGTTACTGCCGCTGGAGCAACAGTATACGGCATTGCGGGCACTTATACGTCTGGCGGTGGAGCTAACTATTACGGGTGGAGTGCTCAAAATGGATACGGTTCCAAAGCCAGCGGAAATCAAGTGTTAACGGCTGCTGGTAATAGTGTTTACATAAGTGAGGTATATATGGTTCAAGTTTCCTCTGGATCTTGGTCATATGGAGCAACTGCCGGAACTTGGCCAGGCTCGGGCACCGGTTATACCGGTGTTTGGTTTGATACTATAACATTCACGTGCAATGGCGAATCGGTAACTTTTTTTGGTGGTGATCTAAATTCCAGCGCCGAGTGGTATGGGCCCGGAAGTTATACTTACTATGGAACTCAACCGTCATACATGACGCCTCCACTGACTTTTCCTGTATTGTCGGGTTTGCAAACTCCCGGTACACTGTTTACAGTTACATTCAACTCGGGGACTGGCATCGGTGGCTCTATGTCTGGTGGTACTCGAACTGTGACAAATAGTGTCACGGGCATAACATTTTATAATGACGGAACTGCTACTATTGGTGGGAACTGGGCCGGCTATCCAGTGACCGGAGTTGGCGGTAATTTTGAGGTGTTCATCAGTTCCGATAATTCTGCGGTTTGGAATGCTACGAACTCGGCAGGTACTGTTGGGTTAAATCCCTGGAACAACTGGGCGCCAATGACCAACGGACTTAGGATCAATGCGTCGGGTGCTACCCCTGGTGGATATACTAATCCGGTTTGGGTTCACTGGCGAAGAGCAGGCACAGTGGGGTATGCCGGACGTTTTCAATTGATAATGCCTTAAATCAATGATTTTACAAATATATGACATTACCAGTATCAACTAATATTTCTTTTAATGCTATCAACGTTGAGTTGGGCAGAACTGCCACAGCTCAGCTCAGCATCAATGACTCAGAGCTTAGAACGCTGTTTGGACAGCCCACTGGCCCTGTTGATCTCGGATCGGGACTGGGCAAATCATACTCGTTGACTATTGACATAACCCTAGTCGGGGGTGGGGGTGGTGGCGCGGGTGGGGGATTTCGTGAAGGTTCTGGAGGTGGCGGTGGTGGCGGCGCCCTACGATATTTTTCAAGTGTTGTTGCCCCTGGAGCGTCAACTTACGACATCACAGTGGGGCTAGGGGGTACAGGTAGCAGTGGAGGTGACGCTGGCGGAGATCCAACAATATTTGACGGTGATGCTTCATTTATAGTAAAGGACGGAGTATTATTGTACTTAGCCGCTGGAGGCGGTGGTGGTGGATCTGTTACTGGCAATGTCCCGGGAGTTGGAAGAAATGGCGGGTCTGGAGGTGGTGGCGCGGCTAGTGGGAACGATTCCTCAGCAGGCGGCACGGCCAGCACGGGCGGCAACAACGGAGCAGCCGGTGTATTTTCATCTTTTGACGGAGAATCAGTCGGAGCAGGTGGGGGCGGAGGAGGAGCAGGTGGACCTGGTAGTGTAGGAAGTGCCAATGGTTACTCGGGTGATGGCCAAGGCGGCGTCGGAGGCCCTGGCGCTTCGGACATTATAACTGGAACTGTTAGAGGTGGGGGAGGTTCTGCTGGCAGCTTTGGCGTAGCCACTAACTCACTGGGCGGTTCAGGTGGCGGGGGTAATGGAGATCTAGACGGAACCAGTGCCGGAACCGCCGGAACCGCCGGATATGGTGGCGGTGGTGGTGGCCATTACACAGACGGGGGTTCGGGCTATGCGGGTGGGTCAGGAATTGTATTAATTAGATATCCAATGAGTGCAGGATCTAACAGAGCAACAGGTGGAACAAAAACCAACGACGGCACGTATTACATACATACATTTACGGCATCGGGCACATTTGTAATAAATTAAAAATGTTGCGCCAGTACCATACAGCTCAACCAAGCCCACATGGTATTAAATGCTACTAAGGTGGGTAACAACTTCTTGTTACTTGCCCAAATAAGCGTAAGGCTTGTCAATAGCGTTAACCAGTACAACTGCCAAATATTAACGCCAAAGATCAATCCTGGAATAATAATCAGTGCTTTAGCAGTCCAACTTGCGGCTTCTACTCGGTTATAAAAGTGAGCCCAGTATTCCCGTGTAAACCACATGGCATAGCAGTCACGAATCTTATCCCAACCTGTTTTGTGGTATGTAATGGCTACCAGGACCAGGGCGGCTGAAGTGGCCCAAACTATCTGTTCTAATGTCATACAAGTATTTAGACTGGGCAGTTGCGGAGTGCCAAAAATTAGGTTTTCAGTTAAGGTAACTTGACTAAATACGTTACCAAACCATATCACACGTCAAGGGAATACACTACTGTGGGAACAGAAAATCGTAACATTACTACATTAACAGAGTTTGTCGATGCAATTGACATTCATTTCCCAATTGCGGGTAAAAACAACTCTAGCGAAGGCTTCCGTGAGAACTTTCGCAATATTAACGCCGCTTTAACAGAAGCAACAGATAGAATTCAAGATCTCCAAGATAACGTTATCATTGGTGGTAAAACAGCCGCGGGTAATCCCGTTATTAACAGCATTGGCGGTGCTGAAATCAATGACGTACAGCTTAACCAAGTTACATATCGTGTAAAAAATTGGGGTGTACAATCTGGTACTATTGCGATCAGCTGGAATGATGCCGCTATACATAGAGTTACTCCGTT